AGCTGGCCAACTTTTTTCGCATATTCAGCTTTTTCCTTGCGCTCTAAAGCGAGTTTTTCTTTCAGATTATCCTCTCGTGTGTCATCAAAAACCACGGATGCTTTATCGAGGAACTCCTTCTTCCAGTTGCGGAGAAGATTCGGCTGAATATTGTTTTCGGTTGCGATTGTATTTAAGTCTTTTTCTCCTTTGAGCAGTTCAATCACCAATTCTGACTTGAATTTGGCGGAGAAATTTCTTCTTGTTCGAGACATAATAATAATCCTTCTTTCTGTAGTGTTTACAGTATATCAGATTCATTAAGAAATGTCTCTTGAAGTGTCTTAAATTACGATACCATTATACTCTGGCGAACACCGGAGACCGCTATCTTTTTAATCTTTTTTGTAAAATGGCGTTTCATACCCATCGCCTCTAATCAGGATATCTGGCATCCAGTCTGGAGACCTACTCATGATATTGCAGATGGATTTGTAATCAACATCTTGGCTGCATTCGATGATGAGCTCATCATGGACATGACCGCAGATAAAGCAGTGGGAGAGGTTACGCATAGCAAAACAGAGAAGATCTCTGGAGACTGCCTGCACGATGTTCTCAACGAATTTTGGGCCGTAGCTTTCGATGCGTTCCCATTTCTTGGTAGAGCCGATGCCTTCATAGGTTACGGATTCACCGCCGAATCGATTTTCTCCGATGCGAGGTTTAACGTAGCTAAGAGTTCTACCGGAAGGAAGCTTGATGAAGAGCATTCCACTTCGACAGAGGAATTTGATTCCATTTACCTCTGTAGGAACCTTCATTTTGATAGCAGTCTTAACTGCATTATCTACATTCCACCAGAAGGCGGTAATATTTGGATTGGAGGCACGCCAGGAATCAACCAGTGGCTGAAGTTCATCCTCTGTTAATCCCATATCCAAAGCTCCCATAGATATCAGAGCACCGACGGAACCACCATATCCTAAGGCAAGCTCTGCGATTTTACCCTTCTGTCTGAGATGTGAATTGATACCGTGCTTTTCGACCGGTACACCAAACATTTGACTGGCAGATGCACAGTAGATGTCCTTACCTTCAGCGAATACTTTGGAACGCCAGGTTTCACCTGCAAGGTATGCCAGAACTCTGGCTTCGATTGCAGAGTAGTCAGATACCACGAATTTGTATCCCGGTCTTGCAATAAAGGCGGTACGAATCAGCTGGCTTAAAGTATCTGGGATATCATCGTAAAGCAGTTCCAAAGAATCATAATCACCGGTACGGACAAGTTCACGAGCATCAGCAAGGTCATTCATATGATTTTGCGGTAGGTTCTGTAACTGAATCAATCGTCCGGCCCATCTTCCTGAACGGTTTGCGCCGTAGAACTGAAACATACCGTGAGCCCTGCCATCCTTGCAGACGGCATTCTGCATTGCTTGATATTTCTTTACAGAGGACTTAGCAAGCTGAAGCCTGAGTTTAAGTGCAGCAGCCACATCACCGTCGGTATCTTTTATCATAGCTGCCACATCTTTTTTACCAAGGGACTCAGCCTCAATGCCGTTATCAGAGAGCCACTGCTTCATCTGAACTACTGAGTTTGGATTATCAAGGTTAGTAATATTCTGCATAGCAATCATAAGCTCTGCTTTGGACTTTTCATCAAATGCAATAGCATTTTCTACCACATCCATATCCAGCATAATTCCGCGGTCATTGATTTCCTGGTCAAGATGGTATTCTTCCCATACGAAGTCAGGAACCGGGAATTTAGATAATCTCTGTTTAATCGCCATTTCTACGTCAACATCACGTTTGTTATAGGTTTTGAAGGTTTCCCATTTATCAGGGGCATGCTCTGGAAGGTTTCTGGTTCTGCCGCCATTTACCTTAGTCGGCTTGCAAGGGCAGCAGAAGTATTTGATGAGATCTTTGCCTTCCTTCATTTTCTGATCTTGTAGTTTAAGGACTGCACCGACACCTTCAAGGGAGAGCGGTAAGCCCATATAGGCTGACCATATCATGGTACACTTCCATGAGGCTGGATCCAGATATTTGGAAGCAGGATCTTCCGGAATACTGTAGCCTTTGAAATGCGCAGGGTGATGTTTTCTAAGCCAGTTGGATAAACAGATTCTTTCAAAATTGGCATTGAAAGCCCATTTTGTAACGGTATAATCAGATAATGCTGCAAGGATATCATCGGGGATGGTATCACCACAGGCAAGGTCAAATACCTGTACATCACCACTATCAATTGATACACCGAACAGTAGTATCTCAAAATTTTCAGACTCAGCGTATTTATAGGCTCCACATTTGGAGATATCAACATCGCTGTAGGTCTCTAAATCAATTGACATTTCTTTTATCATAATCTCATTCCTTTACAAAAAGGGCAGCAGCACCGGGGAGTACTGCCGCCTTGATATTAGTTTCCTTTTGGGGTCTGCTCTTTTGGCTGGAACCATTTTGCTTTTGGGAAAAGCCAGTGAAGGAAACGTTTTGCAACACCCAGGAACCACTTCCAGATTGCAGCAAGTCCCATTAACCAGAAGCCAGCTAAGAAGCCTAAAAGGGATCCGCGGATAATAGCATCTAATATTTCGTTAATAGAATCCATAGTCATAATATTTTACCTACTTTCTTTGATTGTCACAGGCGGCAGCAGTATTACCACCGCCTGCTTGGTTGTCGTTGTTACGTTTGATTTATTCAAGGAAATCGTCTTCTTCATCAGAAGCGAAATCATCCTCAGCTCTGGACTTGCTGCCAAGAGGTTCACCGTCTCGAATCTTCTGGAGATTATTGAGACCGCAAGCAATTCCCTTGTTGCCGTTGCTGTTAAAAGCGTAGAGGTTGATGGAAGCTCTGCCGTAAACACCGGAATATACTTCGGATCTCTCAAGAATAGGCTGACGGTCTGCATCCACGATGCCAGGTGCAGAAGCGCTGTTCGCATTGATGAAATATGCATTTGCATATGCCGGATCGTCAGGTCTCTCTAAGTCACCATCACGAAGAGGTGTTTTAAGGATAGAGAGCGCAGGAACTGTCTTACCATTTCCCTTGAGCTTGCTTTGACCTTCCTCATAAGCGGCTTCGATAGCTGCATTGATCTTGTTAACGGTTACGGTGTCGGACTTGGGAATGATGAGGGAGACGCTGTACTTCGGTGCGCCTCCGTTGATGCTCTTGGCATCCCATACATTCGCATAGCTCCAACGTGTGTTTACTCCTGTGATTACCTTTGTAGGGTTCTGAATCTTTGCCATAATATTGGTCCTCCTTTATTTGTCTTGTGGTATAAGTCCACGGAATCATTTCGTGCTTTGCACTTTCATGATTCCTACGTAAATTCGCAATCCGCCTTATCAGGCTACTTGCTCATTTCCGTTGTCGTCTCTAATGCTTAAACAGATATGTCTGCGAGCAGCCAATCTGTTTTAAGCATTGAGACTGGACTTATACGCTAAAATCATCTATTGCTGTATTCATTGCCGGTCTTTTATCAGATTCCGGTACCAATGTTGGTTTACCTGGTGGCTTATACACAAGCTCACCTAATAGCTCTTCGAATTTCTTCTTTCCGAGCAATGTGCTCATGGCAGTGATGCCAAGTAGCTTTTTCTCATACGGGTCGTAGCCCGCGTCTTTTACTTTGGATGCCACAGCGGCTTCATCAGTAAATTTTCTATTGGATCTTCCTTCTACGATTTTCCAACCGTCAAAGTGAACACCGGACTTAGCCTGCTGTAAGGCATATTCTTTGATGTCATTTCCCCAGGAAATCATTTCATCTACCTTTACTAAGATAGCGGCGATTTCTATGTCATCCAGGGTAGCTGGCATTTCAAAGTCATATTTTGCAAGCTCAAGATTGTATTCTGCACGCTTTCTGCAGGTGGCTTTTACCTTACAGAACCGACAGTGGTCACCGGCTTTGAATTCGCCTCCGCCTACATATGCAAGCTGTGCAGTAGGTGCCAGAATTTCATCAGCCCATTTCAGAAGCTCATCTCTGGAAATGGTGTAAGTACTGACGTTGTCACGTCTTGGTTGGAAGATGGTCATCTTAATCTGATTGATGTCATAGATATCACCGAAGGCTTCCAATGCACCTAAGGCATAGCACATCATCTGGCTGTTTCCACCGTGTTCCTCATCGCCGGCGCTTACCAGAACACCGAGACCGTGCTTGTAATCGATAATCTGTAATACTTCATCTGCAACGATGACACAGTCACCGGTTCCAAAGCCGTTTTCAACCCAGCGGGAGAAGTCCAGTCTCTGCTCAATCATGACCTGTGGATCCTTACAGAATTCCTTGGCTGCTTCGATTTGTTCCAAAACATAATTCCTGTATTCTTCTGCGCAGTTTTGCATTTCAGCATCGTAGAAGGTCAGGTTTTCTGTCGGATCAGTGACAGCTCTGCCAAGAGCTTTTTCCACAAGATAGGCGCACAGCTCATGACAATCGGTTCCCTGCTGTGCATATTCGGATGTTTGATCCGTAATATTGGCACAGAGTTTTGCGCTTGGTGGGCAGGCTAACCATCTGTGGCTGGCAGAAGCGGAAAGGTATGCATGTTTAGGCATTTCCAATCACCTCTGCTTCCTTAAGAATGGCTGCATAGTCATCAGGATTTACCTGCTTTAACTGCTGTGCACCATATTTCTCAAGAAGCTCCTTGACTTCCTTCTTATATCCGGCAGCAGATTTGGAAGCGAGTACTGCACGAACATCTTCCTTGGTATAGGTAGGTTCCGGTGTTTCCTTTACTTTAGCCGGTTCAGAAGCCTTAGTAGCTTTCTTGGTTGACTTGGGTTCTTTTTTTTCGGGTGCTTCTTCGGTAGAAGAGAAGATGTCTTTGATTGCGTTAGCAGCTTTGATCATTCCTTCGCCGCAGGCAATCATTTCATCAAGCATCTGCGATAATTCACTCATTTTGCTCATCTTGTTTTCCTCCATTTTCTGTATTCTGTTGTCTTAGATTGGCTGCCAGTCGTTTGGCTACAACACTGATTGCGATGAGAGTATCAATGAGCTCTTCCTCAATCTGTGGTGTGGCCTGCTGGCTTTTATCAATCGTTTCTGTCTGCATCTGCAGTACCTCACTTTCCGAATGGCTTTCGTGCCTTTCTATCTTCCTAAGCGCATCTGGAAATTGTTTTTCCGGTCGGGAGCATAATTTTTTTGAAAAAGTTTTGAAAAGAGCCAGGGCATTTTTTGCTTATATAAGGAAGCGATGCTGCTCTGGCCATTGCTTTGTAAATATTTTTTTAATTCGACCGGAAAAGTGCAGGTCAAACGCGCTTAGGAAGTTAGGAGGATTTTGTTCCTTACTTTTTTAGAAACGAGGTTTGAGATATGCAGGTAACGATTTTTACAGCAAACTGCATTGGTCAAGCCGCAAACTGTAGCTATCCCAATAAGGTGACAGTAGTCACGCCGGAGCAGCTTCGGGAGGCGGTGAAGGCAGATCATGTTTGCGCAGAGTACAAAGGAAACTATCGAGGTATTGGTAATTTCATTCGTTCAGATGTGATTGTCATGGATATTGATAATGACCATTCAGAGGAACCGGCAGAGTGGATTACAGCTGAGAAGCTGGAGGGAATATTCCCTGATATGGAATATATGCTTGCTTCCAGTAGACATCATCTGCTTCCAAAGGAGGGGAAGTCGGCCAGACCGAGATATCACATCTATTTTCCTATTTCAGAGATTACAGATGCAGAAGTGTACGGAAATCTGAAGAAGGCATTACAGAAGGAGTATCCCTTCTTTGATGGAAATGCTTTAGACGCAGCAAGATTTATCTTCGGTGCTGATTGTGAAGAAGTATTGGTACATGATGGCTGGATGACTATTGATGAAGAAATTGATGTCAGTCAGGTAGCTGAGGAAGAAGATTTTGATGCAGAAGATTTGGAGAGTACATCTGGTGGGCAGATTCTGGAAGGCAGCAGAAACAATACGATGAGCCGTTTTGCCGGGCGTGTGCTGAAACGCTATGGAATTACTGAAAAGGCATATGAGGCATTTCTAGAACATGCTAAAAAGTGTGATCCGCCGCTACCGGAGTCGGAGCTTAAGACTATCTGGAACAGTGCAGTGAAGTTCTTTAAGAAAAGTATTGTGAATCAGGAGGGTTATGTACCGCCTGATGAATATAACGTAGATTTTGAAAGTGCTTCATTGAAGCCTGAAGATTATTCGGATATTGGACAGGCAAAGGTGTTGGTTCGAGAGTATGGGAATGAATTGAAATATACCAGTGCTACAGACTTTTTAAGATTCGATGGGGAATGTTGGCGAGAGGATAAGCAGATGGCGATTGGTGCTGTTGAGGAATTCTTGGATCTGCAGCTTCAGGATGCTATGGATGAAGTGGCAAGAGTGGAGAAGGCTTTGGAGGATGCAGGTGTACCGAAGGAATCTATCCAGGCTGGTCCGAAGGAGCTTTTGAAAGAGGTTGATGGAAAGCTTATTCCTTTGGTTTATATGCTGATGGGAGCCCAAACCTATTTGAAATTTGTGCAGAAGAGACGTGATTACAAATATATCGTGTCTGCGGCAAATACGGCGAAGCCGATGATCGCTATTTCTGTGTCGGATTTGGACAAGAACGAAAACCTGATTAACACACCTTATGCAACCTATGACCTTAGAAAAGGAATTGCAGGGGAACAGCCTCATAATCCGGAGGATTTGATTACAAAGATTACTGCCTGTTCACCTGGAGAAGAGGGGAAAAAGATTTGGATGGATGCTTTGAATCTGTTCTTTTGTAAGGATCAGAAGCTGATTGATTATGTGCAGGAGACTGTTGGTATGGCTGCAATCGGCAAGGTGTATCAGGAGCATATGATTATTGCTTATGGCGGCGGTGCCAATGGTAAGAGTACCTTCTGGAATACCATTTTTAGAGTGCTTGGCAATTATGCAGGAAAGCTTTCTGCTGAGGCATTGACCATGAACTGTAAGCGAAATGTGAAGCCGGAGATGGCGGAGCTTAAGGGCAAGCGCCTCATTATTTCTTCGGAAATGGAAGAAGGAATGAGATTAAATACCGCTGTGGTAAAGCAGCTTTGTTCTACAGATGAGATTCAGGCGGAGAAGAAGTACAAGGATCCATTTTCCTTTGTTCCGTCACATACGTTGGTTCTCTATACGAACCATCTCCCGAAGGTGGGAGCCAATGATGACGGTATCTGGAGAAGGCTGGTGGTCATTCCCTTCAATGCAAAGATTACAGGTAAAAGTGACATCAAGAATTATGCGGATTATCTGTTTGAGCATGCAGGTCCTGCAATTATGAGCTGGATTATTGAAGGGGCGAAGAGAGCGATTGATAAGAATTTCCATACAACACTTCCGGATGTCGTAGAGGCTGCCATTCAGGCATATCGTGAGGACAATGACTGGCTGGGGCAGTTCCTGGAGGAATGCTGTGAGATTGATCCATCTTATAAGGAAAAATCGGGTGAACTGTATCAGGCTTACAGAGCGCATTGCATGCAGAACGGCGAATATATCCGCAGTACCACGGATTTCTATTCTTCGATGGACAAGGCTGGATATAACCGTATTCGCAAGAATACCGGAGTGCAGGTCGTGGGATTAAAGCTTAAGGAAGGACAGGATTTTTTGGAGTAAGAAAAAGCCATTTTGTGTAGGTCGTTAACCTCACTACATAAAAGTCCCTTTAGGGAGAATTTGATTAAAAATCTGCTTAAGAGAGTTTTACGGAACGAGGTACTCGACCTGCACACCTGTTAAGAATGATGGAGGCGAGCGATGCGTGAAAAATATATTGAACAGAAATTAGTGAGAGAGGTTAAAAAGCGTGGTGGCTTGTGTGAGAAGTGGAATTCCGGCTCATCGGGCTGGCCCGACCGACTTGTTTTATTACCTGATGGGAAATTTGGGTTGGTGGAAGTGAAGGCGCCGGGAAAGAAGCCAAGAGTTTTACAGGAGCACAGGCATGACCAGTTAAGGTCTCTTGGATATAAAGTATTCGTCCTGGATGATGCAGGACAGATTGGAGGGATTCTTGATGGAATACAAACCGCATGATTATCAGCAGTTTGCAATCAATTATATATTAGAACACCCGATAGCAGCCGTGATACTTGGGATGGGACTTGGTAAGACCAGTATTACGTTGACAGCTATTGAACAGCTTATTTATGACAGCTTTGAAGTAAGTAAGGTTTTGGTGGTGGCGCCACTTCGAGTTGCAAGAAATACCTGGAGTGATGAAATTCATAAATGGAATCATCTGAAACATCTGAGATATTCCATTGTTCTTGGTTCAGTAGCAGAGAGAAAAAAGGCTCTTGAAGCGGATGCGGATATTTACATTATTAACCGTGAAAATCTGCAGTGGTTGATTGAACAGAGCGGCGTGAATTTTTTCTGGGATATGGTAGTTCTGGATGAGCTATCCAGCTTTAAGAATTGGAACAGTAAGCGCTTTAAGGCATTTATGAAGGTTCGGCCAAATGTGAAAAGGGTAATCGGGCTCACTGGTACACCTTCCAGCAATGGACTGATGGATCTGTTTGCAGAATTCAAATGTCTGGATATGGGAGAAAGACTTGGAAGATTTATCAGCCAGTATCGTGTGAATTATTTTGTACCAGACAGGATGAATGGTCCGATTGTTTATTCTTATAAGCTAAGAAATGGAGCTGAGGAACAGATTTATGAGAAGATTTCCGATATCACGATTTCCATGAAAGCCTTGGATCATCTTCGGATGCCGGAGTTTATCAGTAATGAATATCCGGTTTATATGAATGATGAGGAAGCGAAGTTTTATGCGGATATGGAAGAGAATTTATTTGTTCCTTTGAAAAAGGGAGAGATTACAGCAGCAAATGCAGCAGCACTTTCCGGAAAGCTTCTTCAGATGGCAAATGGTGCTGTGTATTCAGATGATGGCGACGAGCTTGTAATCCATGACCAGAAGTTGGATGCCTTAGAAGATATGATTGAAGCGGCAAATGGCAGACCTGTTATGGTAGCGTACTGGTTCAAACATGATTTATCAAGGATTATGCGAAGGCTTACTGAGAAAAAGATTCCTTTTGAAAAACTGGATTCTGAGGAGAGCATCAGAAAATGGGATCGTGGGGAACTGCCTGTGGCGTTAATACATCCAGCTTCTGCCGGGCATGGTTTGAATTTGCAATTAGGTGGAAATACCCTGATTTGGTTTGGACTTACCTGGAGCCTGGAATTATATCAGCAGACTGTAGCTAGATTATGGAGGCAGAGACAGACAGCGGAGACGGTTGTGGTTCAGCATATTATTACTGCAGGTACGATAGATGAAGATGTCATGAAGGATTTAGCTAATAAGGATATGACACAGAATAGATTGATTGCTGCAGTAAAAGCGAGGGTAACACATGGCAGGTAAGAACCAATTTGAAGCCCCATATGAAAGACTTGCGAATGCGATTATTCTAAGTGCGGTTGCTGATTACAGAGCCGCACTTAAAAAGGTAAAGCGCAATCCAAAGAGCAAGACAGCAATAGATGAAGCATTACAGATAGAGAAGTTTTTCAGAAGTTCTTGGTATCAACAGCTGACTTCCGTTGATGGAGAGTTTCTGATCCGTAAGCTTCAGAACGAAATAAGACAATCAGAGTAAATCCGAGGGAAATAACTTTTCGGAGGTGGCTTATGACAGCTAAGGAATATTTGAAGCAGGCATATCTTTTGGATAAGCAGATACAGGTTGAGGTAAAGGAACTGGAACAGCTTCGTGAGATGAGAGGTAGAATTCAGGGATGTTCTTATGGAGAAAAGATTGGTACCAATCCGAATAGAAATCTGGAAGCGCCGTTTATAAAGACCATTGAAAAGATATGGGATTATGAGCAGAGGATTGATGCACAGATAAACAGATTGGTAGACCTACGTTCAGAAATCAATGCGGCGATTGAAAGTATGGAGAACCCAGAGGAAAGACTTCTTTTGAAATATCGTTATCTGAAAAACGAGAGTTGGGAAGATATTTCCTACGAGCTTAATGTGTCATACAGAACTGTGCATCGTATTCATGCATCGTCACTAAATAATTTTGTTGTACCGGAATAAGGTTGGCACACTTTGTCCCAACATGGCATAAGCATATATGTTAATATGATAGTGTCGAAAGTAGGACAAAACGAAGAGCCTTGATGGAGCAATCCTTCAGGGCTCAAATTGTGGGAGGTGCATATGCCACGAAGACCGAACATACCATGTAAACATCCTGGCTGTGCGGCACTCATTCCGCACGGTCAGATGTATTGTGAGGAACATAAGCCTTTACATACAAAGGACAGAGCTCATGCGGCAGAGCGTGGTTATGGTGCTAAGTGGCAGCGTGAGAGAAGGAAGTTCTTAGAGAGCAATCCATTCTGTGTGAAGTGTTATGAGGAAGGTCATATAACTATGGCTACCGTCGTGGATCATATCGTTCCGCATCGTGGAGACCAGAAACTCTTTTGGGATAGGTCGAATTGGCAGCCTTTATGTGAGCATCATCATAATGTAAAGACGATGACCGAGGATAGATTTAAGGAATATCGGTTCTGATGGAGCAAGGGTAGGGGGGATTTGAATCTTCGCAGGCCTTAGACTACAAGACCGGCGCCCCCTCTTCTGTGCAAAATCGCGAAATGGAAGAGGGGGGTATCGTAGAATTGCAGTAACTGAAATGGAAACTAAATGAATAAAATAATATAAAATGGTAACTATAATATTGACTTTAATTCGTGTGTGACATATAATAAGCATGAGGTAGAATGACTTTTGTTGATTGGAGGAAGTTAATATGTTTGATGTGAATTCCATGATAGCTGCAAATATTGTAGCAATTCTTAAAAAACAGAATAGAAAACAAATAGATTTGGCAGGGGCATTGCAGACAAATAAACAGACAATAAGTAAGATGCTTAATGGTTCAAGAATGATTAATGCGATAGAACTGAAGCGTATCGCAGAGTTCTTGGGTGTTAAGATGGAAGAACTTACCAAGCTTCAGGGAGATTCTGTTGATACAGATATTGTTCATGCGTTCATGGGAAAAGTTGAATCAGAGGAAGCTAAAGAAGCACTTAATATTGCTGATAAGCTTTCAAACATGATTCTTTTCCATAGTCGAGTTAGAGATAATGGTATGGCTATGATGAAACCTTGGGAGGCATAATGGGAGATACTTTTTTTGAAAACTTGTTTTATAAGCAAGAGAAGCAATTTGAAAAAATAAATGATTTATCAAAGGCTTTTGCTGTAAATTACTGTGGAAATACCATTATTAGAGAATCTATTTTTGGCATAGTTTCAAATTATGCACGTAAGAGGGAACTGGCTCTTGAAGTGCTTCGTTATCCATTTAGGGATGATGAATTATGGGCGTTTACCTTTGTGAAGAAGGGTACGATTTTCTTGTGTGTGAATACAGAACTGCCAATGTGTAAGCAGATTTTTGCAACGGCACATGAGTTATATCATATTCATTGCTATGCAGAGGATATTAATACCAGCACTATTACATCAGGTTCTTTATTGGATTCAAAAACGGTTGATGAAGTAGCAGCTACGCAGGAAGATCTTGAAGCAAATGCTTTTGCAGGGTTGCTTTTGATGCCGGATGCCAGTGTGATAGAACAGTTTAAGATGTTTGGAATCTCAAAAGAGAATATGGGGATTGATGATGTGCTGATTCTTATGGATTTGTTTGCGCTTCCTTACAAAGCAGTTGTATTGCGCTTAGTAGAGAGCGGTGTGATTACAGAAGAGAAGGCCAGAAATCTTTATCAAGAAAAAAGTGAAAGCATTGCAATCAGAATTGAATTGACTGGAAAAGCAGAACAGTGGCAGCAGAATAGTGGAAGTTTACTCCGCTATGGAAGTTTGTTGGATAATCTGGCTTTTAACTCTGAACACGAATTACTTGTGGATAGTAGAGAGGAATCTGATAGGGCATACTTGGAAAAAATCGGAAAGGAATTTCGGAATCGAAAATAAGGTGAGTATATGGCAAATGAAAAATATGCCTTGCTGGATACTGACTTTATATCCAAGATGCATTTGATACGCAAGGATGATCATAATAAATTAATAGACAAAATTATGGCAATGCCAGGTTATTGCTTTTATTGTCATAAACAGATTCAAGTAGAAATCATGCGTCACAATATAGCTGGGGCACCAGAATGGTTTCAGTCGAAAATTGAATCAAAATCAATATGTATGTATGACGATGAAATGATACTGGATGAATTATCAGGAGTCTATGGTGAATGGGCTATCAGCGCATATGCAGGAATGCTTAAAACTGCGTGCGATGCATATAAAGATGGATATTTTGAAGAGAAGTTTGTTCTTGTGTCTCAAATGGACTGCCGCAGTATAAGTAGAGAAGATTTTTTGAAGCAACTGCAAGATGATTGTGACACTATCGGCGAGGGACAAAATCTCGGAGAACTGAAGTCATATGTCTTATTGCAAGTGCTGAATTTGAAGTTCGGTGAACAAATCTATGTCTTTTGTTCTGATGATAAAAATGCCAGAAATGGTGTAATCAGTATAGGCGGAGCTAGATGTATTAGTGTATTGTCATCGTTTGTAAGGCTGAAAAAAGAAATTAGCTTTACGAAAGAGGATGCTATGCCATACATCGATTCTTATATGAATACTTGTTTAGGAAAAGATCAAACAGCATTCAGGGTTCAAGATACTTCAAAAGAGAGGCGAATGTGCAGGATACCATGTGAGCAAGTATTTGAAGAGATATTTGATGGGAAAATAGATGAGTTAATAACTGGAAATTTAAAATACATATAGATATTCATCATGAGGATCGTGTAGAAATACATGGTCCTTTTATTTACACGAGTAGTAAGGAAAATGCCATGCTTGCATGAGCATTTGACGAGCACCGCGATAACCCAAGAAATTGATTTCTTGGGTGTGCAGAAAATTAAGGAAGGAGGGGATTCCAGTGGCAGGAAGAAAGCCAAAGCCTACAGCGGTAAAGAAGCTGGAAGGTAATCCGGGAAAAAGAAAATTGAATACGAAGGAGCCGATTCCGGCAAAGGGAATGCCTAACTGTCCGGAATGGTTATTACCTGAGGCTAAGAAAGAGTGGGAACGTTTAGCTGATTTGATGAATCAGATGGGCGTTCTTACGGAAGTGGATATGGCGGCGTTTGCTGCGTACTGCCAGTCTTACGCCAGATGGAAGGAAGCTCAGGAGCATATTGATTCTGTGGGTTCGACTTTTGAAACAGATAAAGGATATCAGCAACAGACACCTTGGGTTGGTATCGCAAATACTAATCAGAAGCTGATGCTACAGGCGGCATCCGAGTTTGGGCTTACGCCTTCATCCAGATCACGTATTGTGGCTGGTAGTGCAAAGGGGAAAGAGCCGGAAGATGAGATGGAGGCATTGCTTGGAGGTGATTCTTAATGGCAAAGGAACCACGACCAAAGGGATATCCAAAGCTTAAGAATTATAAACCTTCTCAGTTTATGCTGCCTACTTCACGCTATGACAAGAAGAAAGCAGACAGGGCAGTTACTTTTATTGAGAATCTTTGCCACACGAAAGGCAAATGGGCCGGAACACCATTCTGGCTGTTGCCGTGGCAGGAGCAGCTCATAAGAGACATTTTTGGAATTGTAAAAGCGGATGGGAACAGGCAGTTTCGTACTGCATTTGTGGAAATATGTAAGAAGGTAGGAAAGAGTGAATTGGCTGCGGCTGTCGCTCTTTATTTATTATATGCAGACAATGAGCCAAGTGCGGAAGTGTACGGTGCGGCAGCTGACCGTCAGCAGGCATCTATTGTATTTGATGTTGCAAAGCAGATGGTGGAGATGTCACCGGCTCTTATGAAAAGAAGCAAGCTGATGGGAGCCACCAAGCGTATTGTGAATTACAGCAATGCCGGCTACTATCAGGTGCTGTCAGCTGAGGTTGGTGGTAAGCATGGATTTTCGGTAAGTGGATTGGTATTTGATGAAATTCATACCCAACCAAACAGGCAGTTATACGATGTACTTACCAAGGGTTCATCGGACGCAAGACAGAATCCGCTTCACTTTATTATTACGACTGCTGGAAATGACAGACATTCCCTTGCATATGAGCTTCATACAAAAGCGGTGGATATTCTGGAAGGCAGACGTGTGGACCCGACTTTTTATCCTGTGGTTTACGGGCTGAAGGATGATGAGGACTGGGAAGATGAAGCGAATTGGTACAAGGTCAATCCTTCTCTTGGATATACAGTTGATATTGAAAGGTTGAGGGATGCATATAGGGAAGCAAAGCAGAATCCAGCTGATAGGTCACATTCAAGTGGCTTCGATGCAATATGTGGGTCAGTTCAACAGTTGCGTGGATTCCTGATGCGATATATATGAGAGGAAATGAATCAATTGAGGCGGCTTCACTTGAAGGAAGAGACTGTTATGCAGGACTTGACCTTTCAAGTACAGGGGATATTACAGCTTTAGTATTGATATTTCCGCCGAGAGATGAAAATGAAAAGTATGTGCTCTTGCCATACTTCTGGATTCCTGAGGAAACCATACCTAGAAGAGTGAAAGCTAATTCAGTTCCCTATGATATTTGGGAAAAACAGGGCTATATCATGTCTACAGAGGGAAACGTGATTCATTACGATTTTATTGAAAAGTTCATCATGTACCTATCAGAGAAATATCACATTTTGGAAATAGCGGTGGATAGATGGAATGCGACTCAGATGATTCAAAATTTGGAGGGCGAAGGTTTTACCATTATTCCTTTTGGGCAGGGATTTTCTTCAATGTCAGCTCCGACGAAAGAATTCTATCGCTTACTGATGGAGGGGAGAATTATTCACGGTGGGAATCCAGTGCTTAGATGGATGGCAGGTAACGTTGTTATTGACACAGATCCTGCTGGCAATATTAAAGTAACCAAAGCTAAATCTAAGGAGAAGATAGATGGCATTGTTGCCGCAATCATGGCGCTTGATAGATGTATACGTCAGGAAGGGCAGAGTGGCAGCGTTTACGATGAGAGAGGATTGTTGGTATTTTAAGGAGGATGTATGGGATTTTTCAGTAATTTATTTCGGGGGAGGGATGCTCCTTCTAACAGCACGGCTGGAAGTGGATATGGATTTTTTATGGGGAGCACGGCTTCCGGGAAGAGGGTGAATGCACGGAGTGCCATGCAGATGACTGCTGTGTATTCCTGTGTGAGGATTCTTTCTGAGGCGGTGGCGGGTCTGCCATTGCAGTTTTACAGGTATAACGATAATGGCGGTAAGGAAAAGGCGGTGGATCATCCGCTCTATTTTCTGCTGCATGATGAGCCGAATCCGGAGAGGACTTCTTTTGTGTTCCGGGAAACTTTGATGACGCATTTGCTTTTGTGGGGAAATGCGTACAGTCAGATCATCCGGAATGGGAAGGGTGAGGTTATTGCACTTTATCCGCTGATGCCTGACCGGATGACGGTGGACAGGGATGAGCATGGAAGGCTTTATTATGAGTATCTGGTTTATGACGGTGATGATGTGGACGGCAGGACCGGCACGGATTCGAAAGCAAACGGGAAGATTGTGCGCCTGCATCCGGCGGATGTGCTGCATATTCCGGGACTTGGATTTGACGGGCTGGTCGGATATTCGCCTATTGCCATGGCGAAGAATGCGATCGGGCTTGCCATTGCTGCCGAGGAGTATGGAAGTAAGTTCTATGCCAATGGTGCCGCTCCATCAGGAGTACTGGAGCATCCGGGGACTTTGAAGGATCCGGGCAGGGTGCGGGAGAGCTGGCAGTCCACTTTTGGGGGAAGCAGCAATGCAAATAAGGTTGCTGTACTGGAAGAGGGGATGAAGTATACGCCGATTTCCATTGCACCGAATGAGGCACAGTTTCTGGAAACAAGGAAGTTTCAGATTGATGAGATTGCCAGGATTTTCAGGGTGCCGCCGCATATGGTAGGGGATCTGGATAAGTCCAGTTTCAGCAACATTGAACAGCAGTCCCTGGAGTTTGTGAAGTATACGCTGGATCCCTGGGTGAGCCGGTGGGAGCAGGCAATGGTCAGGGCTCTGCTGTCTGCGGAGGAAAAGAAGAAGTATTTCTTTAAATTCAATGTGGACGGGCTGCTCCGGGGGGATTACCAGGGCAGGATGCAGGGATATGCCACTGCAAGGCAGAACGGATGGATGTCCGCCAATGATATCCGGGAACTGGAAAATCTGGACAGGATCCCGGCAGAGCTTGGAGGGGATCTGTATCTGATTAATGGAAACATGACAAAACTGGAAGATGCCGGTATCTTTGCCGGATCTGGAAAGGGGAAGGATACTGGTGAAGAAGTTTTGGAACTGGAAAAAGAAAGTGGTAAATCTGGAAAGCGGACAGGAAGCAGAGGAACGGATTCTGTTCATGAACGGGGTAATTGCTGAGGACAGCTGGTTTGACGATGATGTCACACCGGCTCTTTTTAAGGATGAGCTGAATGCCGGGACAGGGGATATTACCCTGTGGATCAACAGCCCTGGCGGGGACTGTGTTGCCGCAGCGCAGATTTTTAACATGCTGTCGGAGTATCCGGGGAAGGTTACTGTAAAGATTGACGGGCTTGCGGCATCTGCGGCGTCTGTCATTGCAATGGCTGGAACTGAGGTGTGGATGAGTCCTGTGAGCATGATGATGATCCATAATCCGGCCACGGTTGCATGGGGCGACCATGCAGAGATGAAGAAGGCTATGGAACTTCTGGATGCCGTGAAGGAATCCATCATCAATGCTTATGTACGGAAAACGGGACAGAGCAGGGCGAAGCTGTCACATCTGATGGATGCGGAAACCTGGATGGATGCGAATAAGGCTGTGGAGCTTGGCTTTGCGGATGACATTCTGTTCCAGAAAGAGGAACAGGGCAGTGAATAATGCCCTGATGAATAAGCTGGAGAGGCATTATGGAAAGACTGGAAAATCCGTGAAAGACCAGGCTGGAATCGGCTTGAATGGAAATGGTGCTGAGGGGAATGATCCCTGTAATGGATGTTTCGGGGCGGCGGAGAATGCCTGCCGGAAGTGTGAAAAGAAGAAAGTGAATACGAATGTTACAGGGCGTTCTGCGGATGATCTGCGTGAACGCTTAAATTTTATCAAAAAATATATCTGAGGAGGATACGGATTATGACGATTCAGGAATTAATGGAGAAGAGAGCTAAGGTATGGGAAGCGGCAAAGAATTTTGTGGATACCCATGAGAATGAAAACGGGGTGCTGTCTGCGGAGGACAGTGCAACCTATGAGAGGATGGAAGCGGAGATTGAGGATCTGACAAAGGCGATTGACCGCCGCCGCAAGGCAGAGGAAATGGAAAAGAACCTGAACCAGCCGGTAAACCAGCCGCTGACCGGGAAGCCTTATGCAGGCGGCCAGGGGGAGCCAAAGACAGGACGTGCTTCTGATGAATACCGCAGGGCAATGCTGAATGAACTGAGAAGCAACTTCCGCCAGGTTTCCAATACCCTTCAGGAGGGCGTGGATGCCGATGGCGGTTATCTGGTTCCGGAGGAGTATGACAGAAGACTGGTTGATGTTCTGAATGAAGAGAATATCATGCGCCGTCTTGCCACAAGGATCGTGACTTCCGGGGAGCATAAGATCAATATTGCGGCTACCAAGCCGGCGGCAAGCTGGATTGAGGAAGGCGGGGCACTGACTTTCGGGGATGCGACTTTTGACCAGAAGATCCTGGATGCACATAAGCTTCATGTGGCGATTAAGGTAACGGAGGAACTGCTTTATGACAATGCCTTTAATCTGGAAAATTACATTATTGTCCAGTTTGGAAAGGCACTTGCTAATGCGGAAGAGGATGCCTTCCTGAACGGAAACGGAACAGGGAAACCGACCGGTATTTTTGACGGAACAGGCGGCGGACATCTGCTGAATACACTGGCTGCGGCTTTGAAATCAGATGACATGCTGGATCTTGTGTATGGTCTGAAACGTCCGTACCGTAAAAATGCATCCTTTATCATGAATGATGCAACACTGCCTTCCCTTAGAAAGCTGAAGGACAATAACGGTGCTTATATCTGGCAGCCGGCTTACCAGGCAGGGGAACTGGACAGGATCCTGGGATATAAGGTGGAGACTTCTGCCTATGCACCGAAGGACGGCATCGCTTTTGGGGATTACAGCTATTACAACATTGGTGACCGTGGAAACAGATCCTTTAAGCAGCTGAATGAACTGTTTGCAGGCAACGGAATGATCGGTTTTGTTGCAAAGGAACGTGTGGACGGAAAACTGGTTCTTCCGGAAGCCGTGCAGATCATGAAACTGAAAGCTGACTAATGAGCAGGAATGACAGGGGATGGCGTAAGCTGTCTCCTGATTTGACTGAATCAGGGAAGCTTTCAAGGTTGAAGAATGTTCGCCGGTTTGAAAATCAGATCAGCCGGGCGGTGAGCACGAAGAATGATGAACGGAATGGAAACAGGAAAATCTGCAGGAGGTGACGGGATGTCCTGGGTGGTTCATGAGGATATGAAGATTGAGATGACAAAGGGGGATACGCCTTCTTTTGCGTTCCAGGCATTTCTGCCGGACGGCTCGGAGTATGAGTTTGAGGAAGGCGATTCCGTGGTCTTTGCGGCGAAGCGGAACAAGGCGGATCTGGAGCCTGCGGTACGGATCGAGGCTGATGTGAAGGAAAAGGTGATCAGATTTTCAGAGGAAGATACAAAGCACCTGGAACTGGGAAAATATATCTGGGAGCTGTCTTTGAATAAGGCAAATGGTTACAGGTGTACTTTTATTGCAAATAAGGTTTTGAAACTGACAGTGGAGGTGGCGTGATGGAGCAGCTGACGGGAACCATGAGCAGTGTTCCTGATTCAAATAATTATGAAAATATGAGCCATAAGCCGAAGATCAATGGTGTGGAGCTGGCCGGAAATAAAACTTCGGAAGAGCTGGGGCTTGGCGGCGGTGAAGTGACAAGGAAGGAACTGGAAGATGCCTTAAGGAATAAGGTGGATAAGGAAACTGGGAAAGGACTTTCCAGTAATGATTTTAGGAACAGTGAAAAATCCAAGCTGGAGGGGATTGAGGAAGGCGCACAGAAGAATGTGCCGGTACCGTCAAAGGTAAGTGAACTGGAAAATGACAGTAAATTCCAGACCGAGGAACAGGTACAGGAAATAAGGAAGACGGTGGAGGAACTGGGCAGGCAGATGGATGAACTGACGGATGGAAATGAGGTGGCGTACTGATGGCAAATGTGCTTGTAAATGAGAAAACACTGAAAGCCATTGCAGATGCGGTGCGTGCCAGGGGCGGCACTTCTGCCCTGATGAAACCGGGGGAGATCCCGGATGCAGTGAGCAGGATTCCGTCAGGCGGAAGTACTGCGGATATGTCCCTGCCGGTCCGCTTTTTTGATTATGAGGGAACCCTGCTGTACAGCTTTTCACTAGAAGAGCTTGCCGGTATGGAACGCCTGCCGGATCTTCCGTTTCATGAAGGGCTGGTGTGTACGGGGTGGAACTGGTCGCTGGAGGATCTGAAAGCAACAAACCGGGAAATGAATGTAGCTGCTTTGTATGCTACGGATGACGGGGCCACAAGGTTTTATGTGACGCTGGATGAAGATATGCTGGAGCCGCAGGTTTCTTTTGGTCAGAGTTTTAGTAACGGTGTGAAGGTGGACTGGGGGATGGAAGTGAACCGGAAACAGCAGAAGGATGGAACTATAACAGGATTACCCTGACACACCGATATCAGAAAGCAGGGGAGTATGTGCTTCGGTTTCTGCCACAGGAAGGCAGTATGGTTAAGTTTATGGGAAGTTACAGTGAGGGGGCTTATGTTTTTACAGCAGGAAAGAAAAGTAAAGAGGAAAATATGAAGTATCTGTCAGCAGTGAGGAAAATTGAAGTGGGAAGGAATGTGAAAGAACTGGATTCCTATTGTTTCTGCTGCTTTTCGAGAATGGAGACGGTCACACTGCAAAAAACAGACGGTCTGTTTGGAAACGGGATTGTAAAGTGCTGTTATGGCCTGAAATTTTTGGGGATTCCGGACAATCTGGAAGTAATTCCAAGATATTTGTGCGAGCAGTGCATAAGTCTGAAAAATGTATCTGTTCCAAACGGAATAGGTGCAATCCCTGATAATGCATTTTCGGAATGTCGTTCTCTGGAAAAAATCACTATGCCGGAGACAGTCACATTGCTTGGGAAATTTGCCCTGAATGAGTGCCTGGCCATGAAAGAATTGTATCTTCCAGAGAAAGTATCTGTTATTGATGGCAGCGTATTCAGAAAAGACTGGCTTCTGGAAGAAATCCGGCTTACAAATGGCATAACGGAAATTCCGGACAATGCTTTTTCAGGATGTCATATGCTGACAGAACTGGTAATTCCTGCGGCTGTGACGGCAATCACCAAATATGCATTTGAGAACTGTAAAGGAATGAAAAGGTATTATTTTCTTCCGGTTTTACCGCCGAAGCTTTCTGGAGCAACTGCATTCAATGGGATTCCGGAGGATTGTAAGATCTATGTGCCGAAAGGAAGCCTGGAGGCTTATCAGACTGCGGACAGCTGGAGTAATTATGCTTCTTATATGTTGGAAATGGAAGGTGATGTCCTGTGATCGTGACAGTAAAGGAAATGAAGAATTACCTGCGGGTGGATTTTGACGATGATGATGTGCTGCTTTCTGATCTGATCGAACAGGGGCAGCAGATCTGCATGGACGTGGCAAGGATCACGGATGAGGATGAGTTTGAAGATCTGCAGGGGACGAAGATTGCCGTGCAGTATGCGGCTGCCTATCTGTATGAACACAGGGAGGAAGCGGATCATCATCAGCTGGTGATGGATCTGCGGAGCCTGCTGTTTGGAGTGAGGAAACCGGGATTCTGAGGTGGTTGTTTTGAATATTGCATTGATGAATGAAAAGGTGATTTTTCAGAAGTGTTCTGTTGTGAAGGACGGAATTGGGAATCACAGGAATGAGTGGACAGAGGATTACTGCTGTTTTGCTACGATAGGCGGTGAGGGGCTTGCCAGTTCCAGGGAAGCGGAAGCTGCCGGGACTGTGGTGGAAGATGTGGGAATGACAGTGACGGTGCGGTACTGTAAAAAGACTGCAGGCATCCGGTCTGTTACCCACAGGACCCTGTTTCGTGATCAGGTGTATGACATTGTGAATGTGGATCATCTGAATTATAAGAAGAGGTATCTGAAATTCACATGCAGGAAGGTCCGGAGGTGAGAGCATGGCAGGGGACAGATGTACAGTCAGCCAGATGGCAGATGTGATCATGGAAGGACTGGAAGAGTATGCACAGCTTGCAGCGGATGATATGAAAAAGGCGGTAAAGAAGGCAGGGACACAGGCAAGGAAGGACATCCAGGAGAATGCCCCTGTGAAGACTGGTGCCTACGCAAAGAGCTGGGCGGCGAAGACTACGAAGGAAACTGCAAATGCAATGGAGATCGTGGTGTATTCCAGGAACAGGTACCAGCTGGCCCATCTGCTGGAGTTCGGCCATGCGCTGAGAAAAGGCGGCAGGACAAGGGCATTTCCCCATATTGCGCCTGCGGAGGAACGGACTGCGCAGACTCTGGAACGGGAAGTGGAGAAGGCACTGAGGTGATGGCGGGAGGTGAAAGCACATGACACTGGAAGAACTGGCAGGGATGCTGGAAAAGACTGGTTTTCCTTTTGCTTATGACCATTTTGCGGAAGGGGAAAGCCAGGATCCGCCGTTTATCTGCTATCTGCTTCCCGGCAGTGATAATTTTTCGGCAGACGGGCGGGTATACTTCCGAATCAGTGAAGTAAGTATAGAACTTTACACGGACCGGAAGGATCCCGGGGCAGAAGCCCTGGTGGAAACAGTTCTGGATGATGCCGGGATTTTTTATAATAAGTCGGAGGTCTGGATCCAGAGCGAAAAGCTTTATGAGGTGCTGTACAGTATGGAGATATAACTGAATGGACGTGCGGATGGAAAGTGTCCGCATTTTGTTTTGGATGGAGGTATGAGATGTCTGAGAAGAATAACAAGGTTAAATATAATCTGAAAAATGCGTATTATGCCCTGCTGACCATGGGGGAGGACGGGGCGGTGACTTATGGCATGCCTGTGGCTCTGCCAGGTTCTGTTTCGCTGTCTCTGGATGCCAATGGCGAACCAGAGAATTTTTATGCGGATGGGATTGCCTATTATGTGATCAACAACAATATGGGTTATGACGGGGATTTGGAGCTGGCATTGATCCCAGAGAGTTTCCGGACGGATGTGCTGAAGGAGAAACTGGATTCCAAGGGGGTTCTGATCGAGAACTCGGATGCGGAACTGGCACAGTTTGCACTGCTTTTTGAGTTTGACGGGGATGTGCGGCATATCCGCCATGTGATGTATAACTGTTCTGCTTCCCGTCCGAAGATTGAGGGTAAGACTAATGAGGACAAGAAGGAAGTGCAGACGGAAACACTGACTATTAAGGCAACACCGCTGGCAGACGGAAAGGTGAAGGCAAAGACCGGAAACACTACAGATGCTGCGGTTTATGCAGGATGGTATAAAGCTGTATACCTGCCGGCTGCGGAGACGGAATCCCAGGCTGCAGATGACAGTGGGAAGCAGGTGTCTGATGAGGGGAAAACCGGGAAGGATTTGAGCTGAGGAGGATTCTGATATGAGCATGATGAAGAAGATTGATATTGACGGAAAGGCAGTTGCTTTTAAGGCATCTGCCGCCATTCCGCGTATTTACAGGATTAAATTTCAGAGGGATATTTATAAGGATCTGTCTGCTTTGGAGAAGGCAATAGGGAAGGACAGCGGGAACAGTGAGGATGTGAGCAGTCTGGATCTGTTTTCCCTTGAGATGTTTGAGAATATTGCGTATGTGATGGCGAAACATGCAGATCCGACTATTCCGGATAATCCGGAGGAATGGCTGGATGAGTTCAATACGTTCAGTATTTACCAGGTTCTGCCGAAGCTGATCGAGCTGTGGGGGATGAACATCAGGACGGATGTGGAGGCTAAAAAAAACTTCATGCAACAGACCGTGAAATGACAACTCCCCTGTTTCTTCTCCGGTGTGTGCAGCTGGGGATTTCCATCCGGGATCTGGATCTGCTGACTATCGGGATGGTGAATGATATGTTTGTGGAAAGCAGGAATGATGAGTATAAGGGATGGAGACAGGTTGCCACACAGGAGGATTTTGACAGGTTCTGATCTGATGAAATGTGATGACAGAGAAAGAGAAAAAGGGTATAATGATTTCATGAATCAGAAGTTGGAGGAAACATACATGAAAATCGTAATTATTAACGGAAGTGCCAGAAGGGGAAACACGTTGACGGCGATTGACGCATTTATAAAAGGGGCATCAGAAAAGAATGAGATTGAAATCATCCAACCAGACAGACTTCATATAGCACCTTGTAAGGGATGTGGGGC